GCCGAACATCACGGTTAATCTGTGCCTCTGCGAGATCAATAAACGTAGGTATAACGCTCGTTAAATCCGCACGATTGAGGTAGTCAGCGATGCTTGTTTTAAGATCGCTGTAGGTTGTAATTGCCATGTTTTTTCTCGAATAGATTTGGTATAATTACCGGGCGATTTATTCCTACTTGCGGCATACAGCTAAACAGGAGAGTTACCCATGCCTTATAAAGATATAACCTACGACAACGGCTTCACCGAGCGCGTCTATTACGACGAGACCCTAGAAGAAGAGGCGTTTCGTATGTCTCGCACTAACCGCGTTAAATCCTTTCCCTCCGCGAATCATCGGACTGCTCTGAAGCGGTCAAGATTGAAGGATCAAGGACCACCATTGCCATTGCTGGAAGAATAGTTCCAGCGGCAAGTGCGGCCTTTAATCCGTCGATGCCCTTGTCTGCTAAAATTCTTCTAGCCCTTTCGATGTCAGTGCGGCCCTTGAACGGGCTGCCTGAATTAACGCTCTCGGTTGCTGCATCACGCTCTATATTGGCCGCCGCTTTTCTCTTTAGCGCAGGCTCAATAGCTGCCGCAAATGTGGGGTTTTGATCCAGCTTAGCTAGGAACTGTGTGGTAGCCTTTCCAGAGCCTTCACCCGCCTGCCAGGCTGACTCATAGTCCTCATAGCCTGCCTGCACCTTCACTCGTGTGCCTCTTGATCCAACCAACTCATCAAGCTTTTCGCCTAGCTCACCTTTTAGCTCTTTACCAAGGGTTGCGCCTGTTCGTCCTGCGCCTACTGGCGAATAAGTATCATTAACAAAGTTAACGCCTCTTCCGGTGTCAACAGCAAAGAATCCATACTCATCAGCCAGAGAGCTAATGTCAGACATTAACTCCGGTTCTGGGGATGTGTCCATTGATAGGTTAATGCTAGATCGCTCGCCCATCTTGGTTTGACTGTCTGGAATAACCTTGTGATACGCCCCTGCATTCTGTACATCAATAAATGCACGACTAGACTCCGCTATGTCTAAAAGGCCAGCACTGGAGGGAATAATCTCACCGCCAGCCTGCTGCACCAAGGGTCTTGCTACCTGGCCTGGGTTGATCTCTAAAAGACCCGTAGCCTTTGGCGTGTAAGCGCCTACCATCGTGTCTGTCGGCTGCGTCAGCAATCCACCCGACGAATAAATATCATCAAGACCGCGAGCATTGCGCCAGGTTGCTGTGTTCTCAAACGCCAAGCGATCCTCAAACGGCAGGTCTAGAATACCGTCAAGCTGCCCTGTGTTAGCGCCTGGTGCCTGTTCATAGGTTGCGTTAACCGCGTACTTGTCAGCAAAGTCACCATAGTGCTTTGCCGCATCAGCCGCCACAATATCGCCAGCGCGTATCTTCGCGCCAGACCATGCAGCAGCCTGAGTGTTCAGTGCGTCCCAATCGCTATACCCTAGCGCCTTCGCAGTATTTAACTGGTCCTGTATCTCGACCATACTGTCGTCCATAAAGCTATGCTGCTGTGGGCTAAACCCTGCGTCCCAAGGCTTGCCATCAGGGTACTTATCCGTTGCCGGATGCTTGTAGCCCATTGCACGTCCCTGCCAGATATCATGCACTGGCGTATCAGCCATGCCAGGGTTCCAAGACACGCTTAGATTGTCTGCAAATGGCTGTCGTTTCGGCCCAAGGTTCTCTCTTACATTATCCAGCGCCTGCTCAATTAATGGCGACTGATTGTTAGGGAATCGACCTGTCTCAACGGGCAAACCTGCTGCCCTTTGATTGATGCCCTTTATGGCAAATCCAAGGTTGCTGTCAACGCCAGTACCCTGCGACGATATACCCGTAATGTCGGCAACGCCCTGTCTCATTCCATCCGGTGAGACAGCGTCAATAAAGTCGCTAGAGTCGTTGTACCAATTGCGGCCACCCGCTCCAAGCTCTACGTCATCCATATAGCTTGAATACATCTGCGCTAACTTGCTCTCAGAGTCCATGCCTGCTGGACCACCAACGTATTGACCAGTTGTGCCAACACGGTCTTTAGAGCGCCCTACTCCCTGGCGCACCTTGCCTGGCAACATCATCGAGGCCAGTAACCCTGCACCTTCGGCCCGGTTAACAGTAGACTCCCCAAGCGTATCAACAAGGCCGGGCTTTACGCCCTGATAGGCTTCGACTGCACCACCAATCATGTCGGTTAAGGTAGGTCCATCGAGCAGGCCACCATAGTTCATTACTGCGCCAACGCCTTCACCAAGCATTTCACTTAGTGTTGCAGCGTCACCCTCTAACTCAGGGGCACCTAAAAGCTCTTGACGCGATACGTCACCTGTTACTACCTGCTTACCATACCGTGCTATATCGTTAACGATGTTGGTCGCTGTATCCGGCACCATAGTTAAGGCGCTCAGATCAATATCAGCAGCCTCACCTGGCTTTGGGCGCATTGTAGGCATTGGACTGCTGCTAGGCTTTAAGGCCTGTGCAATCACATCCAATATGCCTGCCATTCTGTCGCTCATACGATACCCTTTAAATTAACTCTCAACGGCTTACCCCATGATGCGTTCGGTGGCTCATACACCACCGCCATCATTCCGAATGCGTCTGCCGCGTGGCTGGACCAATCGTGGTTAGGTCCAAGCCCTATGTTCCTGTTCTCGTCGCGCTTTTCGTGATACCAGGCCAACGCCTCTAAACCATCCTTACAGGCTGGCTCATTGAAGTAGACACTGGGTAACACCCTTCTTACCGCCTCAACTCTGGCACCAGCAGCGCCAGCACCCTGATTCGGGACCACGATGACGTTATAGCCAGCCTCTCTCAATGCGCTCTCATAGCTCACCGAATAGACCTTGTCGTGCGTCTTGCCATCATGCGGTAGCACGACAGTCTTAATATCCTGTGTTTGTTCTCTTAACCAGGCAACGTGTGTCGCCAGTGGCTGACCCTGCGCCTCGTAGTAACCAAGCACCCTGATCTCTGACTTATAAAACTGGACGGTCCAGATCGATGTCGCGTCTGCCTTCGCCCCGGTGCCACCAATGTCAAAGTAGGCACGGGTCTCCATCAGCGGGTCTTCGTGGACGTTACCTACCCGACCCTCTCGCTTGGCCTTCTCTATCAAATGCGAGAAGTAAGCGCCCTCATGGGCTGCTAGGTAGCTACCCTCCCAAACATGCTCGTAAACATCAGGCCTGACCTTCTTGTCAGCAACCCTCTCTAGCTCAAGCACCTTTGGAAACCACGGGTTATCGCGCCAGTTACACTCAACAATCTTGGCGTTCTCTGGGACGTTCTCTCTAAACCTTTTGTTGGTCGATGACCGGGTTGACTCCGGGTTCCAAGTGACCCATATCTCTGAGTCTTCTTCTCTGACCGTTGGGATTAGCTTGCGCCATGCCTCTTCACTAACAGGCTCGGCCTCATCTACCCAGGCTATAATGATTCGGGCCTTTGACTTAATGCTGTCTAGGTTTCGTCGTAACCCTGCAAACACATAGTTGATGCGCCCATCGTGCGATTTAATGTACTTCTCGCCGACATCGTAATAGTCAGCAAGCCAGTCAACACTGCGGATAGCCGCCTTGATCTCCTCAAGCGATGACTCATCGAGGCTGTTCAGGTGCTCTCTGGCGCACAGTATCTGACCAGACTGCCCTGACATACCGCACTGATAACCCTTAATGGCTGTCATCAGCGCAAATGTTCTTGTCTTACCACTGCCCCGGCCACCATAGGCACCCCGGTATCTCGCCTCACCAGCAAACACTGGCACCAGGACTTCTGGCAGATTAACTGTCGCCGTTGTCATCAGGACTAACAGGTATTAGCTGGATCATTGTTGGCTTCATGCTGCCGTCACTCGATAGATGATCTAGGGCCACTTTAGAGCCTTCCTTACGGTCAATCATCTTGTGAGCAGTAGCAACATCACCATCGCGCAAAGCGTCTATTAGAACGCCCCTTGAGAGCATATAAGGGTTGCTCTTCAAGACCTCTTTTCGGTCGCTAAACTCAGGGTTCTTCTCCTGATAACGATAGAGCGTACTGCGATCAATATCGGCGTACAGACAGGCCTCGTTGTCCGTGCAACCCATCAGGAAAGCACTCTCCAATTTAGCGACAATATCGTCGGTCATTACGGTCGGTCTGGACATTGCTTCTCCGGGGTACTGTAAAAGTCCCGTGCAAAAAAAAGCCGCTAATTAAGAGCGGCCAAAGGGGGGGAGTTACCGCGCTAGGCGGGTCGAAACATTTCAATAGAGTTAATGTCGTGTGACAGAGACCCTATCTTGGGACTATTTCAACACGTTTTGGCAGGTCGTTGAAGTACTATGTGTACGTTTTGTGTATTTTATGTGTATTTAATCGAATTTAGCATCTAAACAACCGCCAAATTAAACGCTAATCCATTAGCGGACAAAGTTTAGGGTTTTTTGTCCGCTTCAATTTTAGCCGCCTCAACGTGGAACTCTTTCCAGGTGTTGGGGTTCTTGTTAATTGGCTCTTTCTTCTTTTCAGGCTTGCCGTAAATGGCATCCCAGTTTGACTTAAACTTTTTTAAATCCGTTGGTCGTTGCTCAGAACCCTTACTCATCT